CTCAATTGTATTTAATCTATTTAGAATTTGCTTAAATCCATTTTCCAATACTCTTACTTTTTCATGAAGTTCTTGAAATAAAATTTTCCGGTCATTCAATGAAATGAATTTCCCTAAACGTTCAAGCATAACAATCACATTAGGATTGGCATATTTTTCAGATATTTTCTCTTGAAGTATATTAATTTCTTCTTCTTGTGAATTTATTACTTCTTCCATGGCTTCTATTTTTAAATCAATTCCTTTAATTTCTTTCTCAAACTGGACTTGATTTAGAAAACACCTGCAATTGTATCCACTTTCTGGGTCGTGGCATCCGCTCATTTGTTCTTCCTTTCTGTGCTATTTCAATATAGACATAGACATTTCAATGCGCTCTATTCTTTTTTCTAGCCTTTGAAGAAGGTCCCATATCTTAATGTTTTCTTCAAGTTGCCTTAATTTAAAATTTCTGAATATTTGAAATTGTGAAGAAATTGCTATGCTTGAGTGCTTTAATGAGGCCACCTCTTTAAGCATGTCATCGTGGAAATTTTCAGTGGTCATCCTTTTTCTCCTGTGGTTAAAATTTATTTCTTCTTTTTTGCTTTTTTCTTGACTTTCTTCCGTGGAATTCCATGCTCATCTTCAAATGACATCTTCATTTTTTCTTCTCCTTTTTCTTTCCTTGTCGTGCCTCGGAAAATGCGATTGCAACCGCCTGTTTCTGTGGCTTTCCTGCCTCCATTTCACGCTTAATGTTTTCGCCAAAACCTTTCTTGCTTTTTGCTTTCTGTCCTTTTACTAATGGCATGTTAATCTCCTTTTAAATCTATTAATTTGTTTTCAACCAAGTAAATCAGCATCCTTGCACGTGAATCTGCTTCTGTTTCACCAAAAGAATGATGGTTTATATCATTATCTTTATCTAATGTACTATAGGACCAATCATTTTTATATCTTCTACAAGACTCAAAACAATCAGGAAGCATTTCCCCCAATTCTGCAACGGTGAATGCTGAATAATGTTCTTCACCACTAGGAATAATTGCTATTAGATGATGCTGAATATCATAACTTGAAAATGTTTTAACATTGAGACAATGATAGAACAAACTATCTTGTTTCACCCCTAATTCTTTTAACTTTTTTGCCAGTCTCAGAGAACATACCTGGTCTTCAATCTCCATTTTTTTATCCTACGTTTATTTATTATTTGAATTAATCCCTCTGCTGCATTTTTCTATCCATTCATCTATTTCCTGCCTCTTCCACGCCACAGCGTTTTTCCCCAGTTTAATTCGTTTAGGAAACTTTCCTTCATGTTCCATCCTGTCTATTGTTGATGAACTAAGAAAAACAATATTTTTTAACTCAGGCAAACGAACAATGGATGTTTTATTTTCTATTTGTTCTTTTTTATCTATTCTTTTGTTCCATGCTTTTATACATACATTTCTATCTTCATCTGCAATAGAACAAGAATTACAAGAAGAACACTCTATCCTCTCTAAGAAAGTTCCTTTCTTCCCTTCAACCATTTGTATTAGTTGTGGTTCTGATTTTCCACCACAAAAAGGACAATCTTTTATTTGGTCTAGTCTATATTTAGTTTTCATCTTTCTTCCTCATGTATCTTTCTAATACTTCTTTCTTCTTTTCATCACTTAGCTTGCCAACCCATACTGAGTATTTACAGTAGCAATCGTCACATATTTTAGGCAGCACCACGTCATCATGGAGGGCATATAGTTTGTCCATCTCTTCTTTTTGTTGGCGGCTTATTTCTTCAAACCAATTCCCACAAACGTCACAGTTGTGTCCTTTACTCATTCATTTTCCTTTATTTTCTCTAAAGTATTTATCCTGTCATTTAATGCATTCATATTAATGTTTATTTCTTTTAATGCACTAGAAATACTTACTAATGAATTTTTAACCGTATCAACAAAAATTTTAAAATCCAAATCAGTCATTAATTTAATATCTCCCATTTATCAGACATTAATAATAATAAATTTAATTGAGGAAATTTATGCAATTCTGGTCTTGAACAAGGTTCTGGAATTTTACCTTCCATCATTAATTTATTTAATTTCCTTATTGTTTGATCAATATTTAATCCATATAACTCTGGATGTGATACCATATCAGGATGCTTAAATTCACCTTTCATTTTAATAATAGACATTACACGTTCTTTTGTTTCTTCAAAATTTTCTTCTGAAAATATTAAGCCAACATAACATGCCATTAAATATTCATCTTTTTCCCAATGAGGATGACGAATCTTTTTACCTTCTCTCATTAATTTAAGAGCATCTTCAAATAGCATCAACTTCCCCTATAATCCGTAGCCCTATAGAACAGTTCCTGCTCCTTGTTAAACAGGCTCCCCTTCGCCTCTGTGTGCTTCTCGACGCCAAGCCCTATTTGTGGCTCTACTTGCTTTGCAAATGCCTTGTCGTTTTCTTTAGTATTCATTGCCAGTCTCCCTTGCAATCTTTAATCCATCCTTGATGCCATTAAGGTATGCTTCCTTTTGTTCAATTGTCCATTTTTTATTTACCTCTGAAAATTTTTTATCCATTAAGACCACAAACCGACTTAAAGCAAAATCAATCTTTTCTAAAATTATTTTAACATCTAATTCTGGCCTTGATTTCTGTTCTTTTATTGCAACTATTGTTTCATTTGAACATAATCCTGAACATTTTAATGCTTTTGTGCCGTCTTCATTCTTGCAATTGCATGTCATGATTTTTCCCTTTTAAAATTTTGTTATTTTATATTTCTATAAAATTCTAGAAACCTAGCCCATAAAAGTATGTATGAACTTAATGCAAAAAAATTATCAATAAAACTAAAATTGGCTAAATTTAAAATAGCAAAAACGTCTTCCGTAATTGCTATAATAATAGCACAAAAAGCAACTGATATCATTATAACAGTTGGCAGACAATAATATTTATATGTTTTCATTTTAAAATTCATTCTTTCCATTCGTGTTTAATGTCAGGCACAAACGCCATGGCATACTCGCCAGAACCATAACCTTCGCCAGATACTAACCAACCTCCAGGGACTTCCATTTTCCATGTATTGCAAGTTGCTGCCCACCTTGATATGCAAGTCCACTGTGCAGCATTACCGTTTATTGAATAAAATAGAACGATTGTCAAAACTATCGAAATGATATCTCCAATTTTATATTCGCTCATTTTAAACATTCCTCTGGCGGTTCAGGCACTGGCATCCAGTGGGTAATCCCACTAGCATGGCATCCACAGCAAGCTGAATATGTCCAATCAATTTCCAATGGATTTTCATTATTTTTCCATGCGCCATTAAAATAAATTGACTTTACAGCAACATAGGTCGACTTTCCGTTAGTAATCAATATTTCATTGATAGAATCATCTGGAAACCTTTCTTTAATACTTATCCATTTTCTCATTTTACAATTTCCCAAAGTTCACAGTCCCGTCTTTCTAATACCATGTCTGCAAGCAATGATTTTATTTCTTCCACTGGAAGGAGGTGCTTTGGTTTGTCCCAGAAAACAGAACTTCCAAAATCGCATACCTCAAAATACCCTCCATATTTTTCGCTTAAATACTGGATGTCTTTTTTTCTAGGATGGCAATCTTCGTCATAAAGTTTTTCGTAGCAGAGTATGTAACGTGCGTCTAAGCTCATTTGTCTATTTCCCATTCAAACCCATTTAAACCCAGTTCCATTACATTCATGACACTCATCACAGCTCCCCATATCACATATAGGTGACATATCTTTATTGCCAGTACCTTTGCATTTTCTGCATTGATATCTACTTCTTGGATTAATTTGCAATTTATCCAAGATGGCTTCCAAATTAGCGCGCATCCAATCTAAATCTTTATCAGATTGGATTTTTAATTTAATGAAATCAATACGCAACGTTTGCATATCAAGCATAAGTAATTTTATCTTTTCTTCTATTTCCATTAGTTCTGCCACCTCATGATTTAGTATCATCTGTATCAGGAATATTAGGCAATCTCATAAAATGAGTTATTTCACCTAAAATTTTTCCATCATTAGTATAGTATTCCCAATGAGGTTCTTTGCTTAAATGATTTCCTTTATCATAAAATTTACCAAACCCAATTTCTTTTGTATCTTCTGAATAAAGCAAAAAAGATTCATTTCTATCAACTTTTTGTTTATTTACACGTTCCCATTTCATCTATATCTCCTTACTAATTCTGCCACCTCATGACTGTATTGTTTGCAAAAGGGTCGTGCTTGGGAGGTTCTTTCTTAGGATATTTTCCAGCAAAAGGCATCAACCTATATTGGAGCGCGTCGTGCGGGTGTGAATATTTGTTCTTGTTTGGCTTGTCTTGGTATCGCGCGTCGCCAGAGATCGACATGCGCTTGAAATGGTAGCCAGACATAAAGCCTTTTACCAATATAGGACATCCTTCACGCGAAACAACAATTGCAGGTTGCCCGTCTATCATGAGGTTCAAGAAGTAACGCACGGCGTTTATGCGCACGTCAGGGTCGTTGGTCGTCGCAGGGCGCGTCGGTATCCCCAATGAACAAAGCTCGCCTATGCAGGAAAGGTCCTCCCTGATGTCATCGCCTTTCGCCCCGGCAGGGTCGCCTTCCGCCCAATCTGATATTTTGCAATAAGGAAAGTCGATTGCCAATTGCGGTATGACAACGTTCATTGCGAAGGTCTTTATGCCAATGTCTTCTGCAACATATTCTTTTAATACTTTTACTTGTCCCCTTGCGCTGATTTGCACCACAACACAAGCCGGGGTCAGGCCAAAGTCGAAACCAAGATATAATGGCCCACCTTGAATCGCTTCTATTTTCGGGACAGAGTGTACGTCATAATTGAACTCTGGATAGACCCGTTTTCCTGATTCAACAAGGCCGTATTTTCCGCCGCAATACACCTTGATAAACCCCTCAGATTGTTTTTCAGCAAGCTTCGAGTAATAGTCAGAAGACAAAAAACCAACATTATCAGCGCAAGTGTTTTGTACATATTTCCCTTCATTGTCCTTTATAAAATTTCCGTTCCCGTCTTCTACCAGTCCAGAAGGTTGGTGAAATACTCGATAACTTGGGGATATGTCCACTTCGAACTGTTTAAATATCCAATGGTCCTCATCAGGTGGATTAGTATCAGCGATGATGCCAGACCAATAAGGCAATGGGCAAAAACTACGAGAAGGGTAACGCCCGTTAACGCGCCCTTTAAAATGTGACAACACGTTTTCTGGAAGCTCTGAAAGTTCATTGAGGTATGCGCCTGTTAGTTCGAGTGATTTGATTTTACGGACGTCTTCGGGGCGGTCAAGCGCAATAAAAATAAGGTCAAGCTCGACGATGCCTTCCCCATCATTAAACACATGCTCATAAGTAAGCAGCGGTTTTTGCCTCCTACGCACGTCTCCAAGGCCGTCAAACCATGCTAGCCAACTGTTGAGGGTCGTTGAATAAAGCTCGCCACTTGTGTTCCTGACCACCGCCCATCGCGCCCTTCTTCTTCCGTTATACCATCGTGGCATACAACAAGCGGACTTGACGATGCGCTGTAAACACATTGTTGTCTTGCCGCTGCCATATGGCCCCATAACAAGGTCAACAAAACCATCGCTAGCAGAAAAAAGTTCACCAGTTGCAGAAGGCACATATATTTTGTCCTTATCGCTTGCATGTATCACCGTCCTGGTTTCTTCAAAAGTAATATGGCGTTGGGTGCGTTTGTTGTACGAATCGACAAAGAGTTTGCAAATACGAAGTGCTTCTTTTGTCTTGTTGCTGCTTTCAGGAAATAGAGTGTCCACGGTAAACTTCCTTTTTCTTTCGCGGTATACTGACCTGTTCTTCAGTAGTCACGCGCAGCCCACATCCCATACATTGCCGCCTCCGCTTTACCTTGTTCTCGTTGCTTTGGCGCGTGTCAATGATGCGTGTATCAGAACATTTACAACCTGGGCAATCCATTTGTCAACCTTAATTTATTTGCCTAATGAGAGTTTCATGGCACCGTCATTAATGTTTACTTTTTCTGCTTCATAATTGCAAGGATATTTGCCTTGGTGTGGTGCTTTAACAAATTTCTGTAAGTAATTAACTTCTTTAGAAATCCCGTTAGGAATTTCTAAAAAACACGCCTTTTCATTTGTTTCGTTTGCCATGTCTTGCTCCTTTTATTTTCTAAGCCCACGCAGGGTCTTAGCAAAGTTTGCTTCCTTTCTTAACCGGGGGCTGTCAGAACGCGCCGCCTTGTCTATTTTCTTCTCTGGTATCTTTTCCCCCATTGGCACCTTCAACGCCTTGTGAAGTTTTCCCTTAGAAGAAGGTGGTAAAGCTTCTTGTATCCATTTTTTCTTTGTCATCCTTGTTCTCCCAATGGCCCTATGTCATCAAGCATTTCTTTGACGTTTTCAAAACCGCTTTTGTCTACGATGGGCTTCAAATAATTAAACACGATGTCTTCAAGTTGTTTATGCAGTTCAGACTTGCCTTCAAAATCTTCCCTGAAACAT